TTCAAGTCTCCTATGAAACAATTCTCCAAATCAAGACGAAAGTTCGTTGACCTCAAAAGATAAACTTGACAATGGGTCTCACTTTTTGGTATACTATAGTCTGAATCGGGAAACAAATAAAATATGACAAATCAAATAAGAAATCAAAAAGACCAACTTGCCAAACTAATGGCAACTGAGGACTTAACCATAGTTCATAAGAAGGTGCCTACTGCATACTTCGATATGAAGAATAGAATCCTATGTTGTCCTATTTTTAAGGACGATTTATCTAACGAACTTTACGATCTGTTTATGGGTCATGAAGTTGGTCATGCATTGTATACTCCTTATGAAGGTGTGCATAGTGCAATAACTAAAAACAGAACACTTAAAGGATATCTTAATGTTGTCGAAGACGTTAGGATTGAGAAAGCAATCAGAGTTAAGTATGCAGGATTGAGAAAATCTTTCTTCTCTGCATATAACGAATTGATGGAAATGGACTTCTTTGGAATCAAAGACAAAAACCTTTCAGAACTTTCATTAATAGACAAGATCAATATTGTTACTAAGGTTGGTGCTAGAGTCACTATTCCTTTCACCAAGGTTGAACAAGAATACTTAGACATGGCAAATGCCTGTGAGACTTGGGATGAAGTTGTCGAATGTGCAACTGCAATTTACGAGTACTCTAAAGAGAATGAAACTAGAACCGAAGAGGACGAAGCATTAGTTCCTCAGACCATGCCTATGGAAGAGGGAGACGAAGAAGGTTCAGAAGACGGTGATATGGGTGAAGACGATTCCGATGAAGACGAGTCCGATCAATTCAGTGACGATTACGATGATTCAGAAGACGGTGACGAAGATTCTCTTCCCGAGATAAAGGATTACACGGACGGTAATGCCCACGACCAAGAACAAGAGCAGGATGATATAGACGATGAGTCAGAGTCCGAAGAAAAGAAAACCACTGGTAAAGAGGGTGGAGAAGGAAAAGGTTCAGATTACGATGAAGAGGACGGAGCCAGAGAGTCAATTACAGAACACAATGCACATAACAATGAAGACCAGTTTATTTCAGAAGACAACCAAATCAGAACTCTGATTAATGTCAAGAAATCATTTGAGAAATCTAAGAACTTTGCAAACAAAGTTGTTGGTTACAAGCAGATGATTGAAGACTGGGACAAAGGTCTTTGGAACTACACAACTTCTTACAGAACTCAAGATGAGGTTGACATGATGAAAAACAGAGCTGTCAAGTCTAGTAAGAATTTGATTGAGAAAAACAAGAAACTTGTTGCTCACATGGCAAAAGAATTCGAGATGAAACAAACTGCATTGAGAAGTTCAAAAGCAATCAGTGGTAAAACTGGTAAGTTGGATATGAACAAACTTGCAAAGTATCAGATCGTTGATGATGTATTCAAAAAAGTGACAATGTTGCCAGATGGTAAAAACCACGGAGTAACAGTTATGTTAGATTGGAGTGGTTCAATTAGTAGACAAGTGTGTGACCTTTTAGAGCAGACACTTATCCTAGTTCAATTCTGCAAGAAGGTTAACATCCCTCACAGAATTTATATTTTCACTGATTCATATGCCAGATTAGACGATTACAGAAGAAGTGACAGTTCACATCTAATTGAGTTATTCTCAGACAAAATGTCTACTAAGGATTACATCACTAACTGTACCAATGTCGGAAGTCTTTACAATAACTACTTTGCAGGACAAGCCAACTACAGACACTTCGAGAAGTTCATTACAAAATGGAATGCATGGTTTGACGGTGTTGAAGAACTTGAAACTGGAAGGTGGGTGTCTTTTGAAACTGGTGCTAACCCTAGTGGTTACAGGTTGGGTGGAACACCACTTGATGCATGTCTAGTGTCACTGAGAGTGTTACTTCCTAAGTTCAATGCAGAGTATCAGATTGAGAAGTCAATCCTAACAATCATCACGGATGGGTATTCCCACCAGTCAGAAATCTTCGATAAAGATTCTGAAGAACAGGCTGATGAGGATGCACAAAATACTAGTGGTGACTACTACTCAAGAATCAAAAAGACTAGACAGTTCCAAGACCCATTCTCAAAAAAGTTATACACTTACTCAGAAGGTACTGGTTACGGCAGAAACTACTTTCAGGCAACCACGAACATCCTAGACTGGATAGCAAAAGAATGCAGTGTGGTCGTTACTGGTTACTTTGTAATGGAAAAGAAGAATGACCTTTGGAGTCTTGCTTCAGAACTTAATGATGTCAGTATTGATGTCGATACGGTTTGGAAACAAGTAAGAAAAGAGGGTTACATGATTAAGACCCACGGATACGGAAAATTATTCTTGACTGCATCCTCTGCCCTGTCGGTTGATGGTGATGATACACTATCAGACGAAATGATCGGTGCAAAGAAATCATCACTGATGGCTGCATTCAAAAGAAACCAAAGAAGTAAGACTACTTCAAGATTTTTAACTAACGAATTTATTAAGGAAATAGCATAATGAGAGAACCACTAAGAGTAGACGAACAATACTATATTAACCACAACACAGATTACAGTGCATTTGCAGATGCTGTCATGGACGTTGGCCCATCACCTTGTGAGAAGTTCAACTGTCCTAAACAAAGTCATTGTGCAGAGTTAGGTGTTGAGTGTAAGGCATTCAGAGTATGGACTAACAATGGTGAGGTCGTTTACGATAGACATTTGTCTATGGATAAACATGGCAACCCTAAAGAGAAAAATATTGAATTATCAGTCGGAAACCTTTTACAGATATGCAAATAAACTTGACAATGGGTCTCACTTTTTGTTATACTATGTATATAATGAAAAAACAAAGGAAACAATTATGAAATTAGCACTTAAACAAATAATCATGTCAACGACTGAAGTCTCAGAGTTGAACGAAATTATATCACTTTGTAATGAAGTGAAAAAACTGAATGCAAAAGCAAGTTTGTCGGTTGGACAAAAAGTTTATGTTGTTCAAAAAACCAAGAAGACTCTTGGTGAGATTATGAAAATCAAAATCTCTAGAGCGACTGTTAAATTGCCAGAAGGTAATTACTCAGTTCCATTAACAATGTTGGAGGCAGCGTAATATGAGTTTAAGAACTTACGACAGAACCGAGTCAATTGTCATTTCAGGCAAAGACTTCCATTTTACACCCGATAGGAAAGAGTTCCTTGAAACTCTTGTAAAGACATATCCCAATCAAACGAACTTCGTTAAAGAAGACTTCGTGGCCATTGGTGGGATGCCTTACTGGGTCAAATCATCAAGGTATGATTTTAAAGATAATGGTATCTTTAATCTCCATGCAGTGGTTAGTGGTTATAACGGTGGGTATGAACCCGAAGTTCAAACTGCACCAATACAACCTGCTCCGATTAGAGCGGTTAGTGTTGCACAAAACATGCCAGTTGCAGCTAAAACTGTTGCTGTCAACTCCCTTGACAACTTCAAGATAATCCCCGAGAAAATGGAGAACTATGTTCCCTTCGGTCATTACAAAGATGTCAAGAACATCATCAAGTCAAAATTATTCTTTCCAATCTTTGTGACTGGTCTGAGTGGTAATGGTAAAACATTGATGGTAGAACAAGTTTGTGCCATGTTGAAGAGAGAACTCTTCAGAGTCAATATCACCATCGAGACCGATGAGGATGATTTGATGGGTGGTCACACTTTACAGGGTGGAGACATCATGTTCAGAGAAGGCCCAGTTATCAAAGCAATGAGAAAAGGTGCCGTGTTACTTCTTGACGAAGTGGATTTAGGTTCTAACAAATTGATGTGTCTACAATCAGTTCTTGAAGGTAAAGGTTACCTAATCAAGAAAACTGGTGAGTGGGTTACACCTACTGCAGGGTTCACAATCCTTGCTACTGCAAACACCAAAGGTCAAGGTTCTGACGATGGAAAGTTCATTGGAACTCAAGTCATGAACGAAGCCATGTTGGAAAGATTTGCAATCACCATGCAACAAGAATATCCCCCAGTGAAAACTGAGAGAAGTATCCTCAAGAAGGAAATGGAGTTGACTGGTAAAGTTGACGAAGAATTCTGTGAGAAACTTGTTGACTGGGCAGACATAATTAGGAAGTCTTATTACGAAGGTGCAATCGATGATGTCGTGACCACTAGGAGACTTGTCCACATTGTCAATGCATACAGAATGTTTGGTGACAAACTGAAGTCCATTACAATGTGTATTTCAAGGTTCGATCAAGAAACGAGAGATTCGATTCTAGACCTTTACACTAAGATAGATGCAGGGGTTGACTTAAATGCCCCTGTTGAAGAAAACCCTATTGACGAATCGGACTACTAAGGGTATACTAAGGTATGTTTGGAAATAAATCAAAAATAGACTACAAATACAACGAAGGAGAACTCTTAGCGGAGTTTTCCCTGTATGTTGACAAGACCTATGACCAACACTATAGTCTGAGCAAGTATCAGGCCACTGAGTTCATTATGGACGCAGGTCATGGAGAAGGTTTCTGTATTGGTAATGTGATGAAATATGCACAACGATACGGAAAAAAAGAGGGTAAGAACCGAGCTGACTTATTAAAAGTCATACACTACGGATTTCTTGCATTAAATAATCACGACAAGGAGAACAACCAGTGATGAAAATAAGTAACGACACGAGAGATGTCTTAAAGAATTTCTCAACCATAAACTCGGGTATTCGAGTTAAAACAGGAAACACGCTGGAAACTATTTCGAATATGAAAAACATCCTTGCTGTGGCTACTGTGACTGAGGACTTCCCAAAGAATTTCTCTATCTATAATCTGCCAGAATTTTTGGGAGCAACTTCTTTATTAGAAGACCCTGAATTCAATTTCAATGATACGTCATTGTCTATTGAGGATTCAAATTCTAGAATGGATTATCATTATGCATCTGAAGGAATGGTTACGGCCCCCGATAAGATGATTACAATGCCTGAGGCAGAAATTACATTTAGTATTACTTCTACACTATTGTCAGACTTGAACAAAGCTGCAAGTGTGTTGGGTGTAAATGATCTAGTGTTAACCTCGGATGGGGATAGTCAGACTTTGACAGTCAAAGATAAGAAGCAACCAACCTCAAACACATTCGCAAGAGTTGTGGGTGAAGGGGACGGTGTCTCTTATTCAATGAACTTCAAGATTGAGAACCTTAAACTACTCGCAGGTAACTACGATGTTTCAGTTTCTTCAAAAGGAATTTCCCATTTTAAGAATTCGGATGTTGCAATTGAATATTTTATTGCATTAGAACCTGATTCTTCTTACGGAGTTTAAGACAATCCATATAAATAAAAGTGAGTGTGCAGTGCTAAGACATTGCACCACACTCGGGAATGAAACCTTCTCATCAATCATCAAGGTGTTTCATGCTAGTTTTTCGGTGGGGTTAGACTAATCTTATTATGAATGAATTTCTATATGTCGAGAAATATCGACCAAAAACAATCGAGGAGACAATACTTCCTCAACATTTTAAAGACCAATTCAAAGAATTTGTCAAACAGGGTGAAATCCCTAACCTTTTATTATGTGGTACGGCAGGTGTAGGTAAAACTACCATTGCTAAAGCACTCTGTAATGAGTTAGGTGCAGACTTCATCGTAATCAATGGTAGTGATGAGGGTCGTCTCATAGACACCCTTAGAACGAAGATAAAGAACTTTGCATCTACCATGTCATTACAAGGTGGCCCTAAGGTGGTTATCCTAGATGAGGCAGATTACATATCTGCAGAATCAGTTCAACCTGCTCTGAGAGCATTTATTGAAGAGTTCTCATCTAACTGCAGATTCATATTCACCTGTAATTACAAGAATAGAATTATTCCTGCATTACACTCAAGAACAACTGTAATCGATTTTAAGATTCCAGCTAAAGAGAAACCTGTTCTTGCAAACCAATTTCTAACTCGACTAAGTAACATATGTGAATTGGAGAACATCAAAACCGAACCAGCAGTACTTGCTGAGTTGGTCATGAGATTCTTCCCCGACTTCAGACGTGTTCTTAACGAGGTTCAACGATATGGAGTTGGTGGTGTTATTGACACTGGTATACTTTCATCTCTAAGTGAAGAGAAGTTCACCCCATTGATCGATATGATCAAAGATAAGAATTGGAGTGGAATGAGAAAGTGGGTTGGTCAGAATTCTGATAACGACTTCAACACCCTATTCCGAAAAGTTTTTAATGCACTAGAATTACGATTGGTTCCCCAATCTATTCCAGCTGCCGTTTTAATAATTGCAGACTATCAGTATAAGGCTGCATTTGCAATGGACAGTGAAATCAATTTCACTGCTTGTTTGACTGAAATAATGTCGGAGTGTAAATTTAAATGAGTGAATATAACGAGGTTGTCGATAGACAAAGACGATTAATAGCTGCAGAGGAGTGGTCTAACAAGGTCAAATCCCTTCACGCACATTCCTTATCATCATGTTGGTACGACACTAGGGGTAACGATGGTTCAGTATTGGACATTGAATACAACAATGGTGTTGTCAAGAGAGAGATTAGAGAGACAGGTGAAATCGTTTTCTTTGGTGAACCTCTTAAAGGTGATGACCTACTCAATTCATTTTCTGCCGTAACAGGTAAATAATGGCCATTAATCCTTTTGACTTTGTCAAGTCTGTTTCCTATGATAAAAAAGATATCATGGTGGATGAAGTCGAAGAAAAGAGTTATGCACCCTTCCTAGCAAATAAATCATTGTCTTACCACCAAGACGCTGTTTTCTTCACCAATGAGATGAATATCCGTCATGGACTCGATAATCGTCTTCAATATCTATTTTTCCTAAATACTTTACGAAAACGACAAAGGTTTGCTTCATGGGAAAAACCTTATGTCAGTGTAAAAATAGACACGATTAAAAATTATTATCAAGTATCAACATTAAAAGCAAAAGAGTATATGACTATGTTGACAGATAAAGAAGTTCGTGAATTGAAAAACAGAATGAATATCGGTGGACAAAATGGCAATGGAACAAAGTGATAATCTTATAAAGGATTTGGTAGAAATTACCTTCCCCGAAAAAGACGACTTCCTCAAAATCAGAGAAACACTATCCCGAATAGGGGTAGCATCAAGACGTGATCAAGAACTATTTCAATCATGTCACATCCTACATAAACGTGGTAAATATTATATCACACACTTCAAAGAACTATTTAAACTAGATGGTAAACCTACAAGCATCGATGAATCAGATATCGGTAGACGTAACACCATCGTTAAACTACTTGCACAATGGAAACTAGTGTCAATAGTAGATGAGAGTAAAATAGAGGAACCTCAGGCTCCTCTCTCACAAATCAAGATCATTCCATTCAAAGAGAAAAAGGAATGGAAACTAACCACTAAATACTCAATTGGTGGCACTAAACCGTCATAAAAACTAAATACCTCTGTTATTAACTTAAACAGGAGAACGGTATGTTAGAATTTTTACAGTGGGTTATAGGATGGGTACAGGTAATTCCTTGGTTAGTTATGGGTGCATCTTTAATTGCAGCTTTAACTCCAACACCGATAGATGATGGGTTAGTGAAAAAAATGTATAAAGTAATAGACTGGTGTGCTTGCAATGTTGGCAAGGCAAAAGAGTCCTAAATAGTATAGTAAATAAAAAAATAATTTAAGAGGTAAATTATGGAATATGTAATAGTAGCAGTTGTAATCATAGCATTAGGGATTCATTTCTTCGGTAAGAAGGATGATCAGGCTAAGTCTAAACAAGCATCTAAATCTAGTGGTTCAAGTAAAGCTAAACATAGCGTTGCAGAATTAAAGAAATTAACTAAACTTCAGTTGTTGGCATTAGCCGACAGGGAAAGCATTAAGGTAAAACGTAGTGGTTCCAAGGCAGAAGTCGTTAAAACGATTGCACAACAAAAGTAAACCGTAGTAGGTTTTTAAAAAGACACTTAGGTGTCTTTTTTTTGGTCTAAAGTAATAGAACACCTAAATAACCATATGGAACAAGTATTTGATTTGATAGGAGAAGTAGGAGCCCCGATTGCAGGAAGTCTTGTGATGGGATTTTTCATATTCATAGTAATTAAACAGATACTAGAAGGGATTGTAGAATCGATTGGTACTCTTACCATGTTCTGCACATCCTTAGAAAATCGTGCCAGAATGATGTCGAATGAGATGATTAAAATCGATCTCCTAGTGTCCAGTGCATTAGAACTTAGACCCGACATCGATAGAGTTGCTCGTGCAGAGAACTTCATAGAAGATGGAAAACTAGATGTAAGGAGAGACTAATGGATATTGCCCAGGCTATATCCGATTACGGATTCCCAATAGTAATGTCAGTTGGACTGGGTTACTTCATCTATTATGTTTGGTGGTTCATTGGAGAACACATCGAACCTCAAATTGAAAAAATGCATTTTGCACTTATTAAAGTAATTGATCAAGTTAGAATGTTAGACCAAGATTTAATACGTTTACAGCAGAAGGTAAATGTGGTTCTAGAAATGAAGGAGAACCTTAAAAAGAAAGCAGGAGAAAACGATAATGGAAAGAAAAACTAGACTAGTGTTATGGGGTAGTGTAATTGCAGTGGCACTTGCACTCTTTAGCACAGGTGTTAAATCAGACGAAATTGTATTTGGATTTAAAAGTCCATCCTTTAATGGTCAAGGACAATCGTCACACTACTTAACTATTGAGAACCAAGAGAAAAGCAGACGTGATAAGATGGCTCAGGACATAGAAGATAGAATTTCTAAGGCCGAACGAGAAGCACAGAACACTACACTTGCTAAATTTTTAAGGAACGTAGAGAGCAGAATTTATGCTCAGATAGCAAAACAGTTAGTGGAAAACATGTTCTCTAATGGAGAGAGTGTAGACTACGGAAGTTTCACCATCGAAGGAAATACTGTGACGTATGAGAAGTTGGTTGGTGAAGACGGTGGAGAATTTATAAGATTAACAATAGTATCAGCGGATGGAACAACAACGACTTTGGATATTCCAGTCGGTTCAGGCGGATTCTAGAAGTGAAACAACTTGCAATAGTTGGTCTTTTGACGGTATTGTTCACCACTGGGTGTGCAAGTGTTCCGTCTATGACTGATAGTTGCACCTCTATTGTAATGAGTAGGGTAGGAGAGTGTGTTGAAGAAGCAAAGGTAGTTAAGATACCAACATACCAAGAACTTTTGGAACTACCAGCAGCTGATGTAATGCCAGTGGTTGCAGTCTACCAATTTTTGGATAAGACTGGACAAAGAAAGAGAATGGATGGAGTTGCATCATTCAGTACTGCAGTAACCCAAGGTGCAGAATCATTTCTAATTGATGCACTTAAAACAGCTGCAAAAGGAAAGTGGTTCAGAGTAGTAGAAAGAACGAGTCTCGATGCTCTGGTTCGAGAGAGACAGATCATTCGTTCAACACGAGAAGATTTTGCGTCTCAGGAAGGTAATGAAAATTCCCCAACAGGAATCCAACCCTTGCTGTTCGCAGGTATCCTACTAGAAGGTGGGATTATTGGTTATGATACTAACATTGAGAGCGGAGGTAGAGGTGCAAGGTTCCTAGGAATCGGGTCTTCAATTTCCTACCGAAGAGATGTAGTTACTGTAAGTTTGAGGGGAATATCAACACTTACAGGTGAGATTTTATTAAATGTGCAGACTACGAAGACGATACTCAGCACAGGTGGAGGTTATGATGTATTCCGTTTCGTTGATATGGATACGAAATTAGTGGAGGTAGAAGATGGTGTGGCCTTTAATGAGGGAGTTACGAAAGCAACTCGTTCAGCAATAGAACTATCCGTTTTAGAACTAATATACCAAGGACACGATAGGAGTTTTTGGGTAATTAAGGATGGACATCGTCATCCACATGGTCATCATGGGGAAAACGAATTACATTCAATAGGAGAAACAGATGAAAATTAAATTATTATTCATTATGTTAGCAGCGGTAATATCTACTGGTGCATACGCGGGAGCAGACGATAACGAAATTTGGTTAAATCAATCAGGTACAGCACTAACGTT